GTTGATTGCTTCCAGCGCCTCGTCAGCACACGCACGCCATGCGGCTTCGCTTATGAAGCTCTCCGTTGACCATGCGGGTGAGACTTTGGTCTGCTCTGCGTACTTAGCGATAGCCTCGATGATGAAAGCCTGCATGAGCACGCCCTGCTGTGAGTGCGTCATGAGTCCGTTGATAAGTTGCACGTTGGTTTTGTGTTTAGATTTCATAGTTTTCTCCTTGGTTAAATGGTTTGGCATGCATTGCTTCTTGCAGGCAGTCGATGAACTCAATCTCGTTATAACTAACGTCTAAGCCGTCGAGGATTCTGTCGAGGTAGTTATGCTCAGGCGAACCTCTGTACTCGTCTGGAGTAAGCCAGCGCTTAAAGTCCCAACACCAAGTCCAATCTCTGTTGGCTGTGAAGTAGAACTTGAGAGTGAACCGCCCAATATGGATATCCGCCTCTGGTGCGTTTTGTATCCACGCTTTTGCTACGTCTGCATATGTCATTTGCTTTCTCCTTCGTAGTGTTCTTGTGCAGGCTCGAACTTAGGCGCAGTCCAACCGCCTGATGCTCTCTTTGCGGTCAGAAGGGCTAGAGGTATCACTTCACGAGAGACCACATCACCATGGCTGTTGTACACATAAATGTGTATCTCGGGTTTTACGTGCGTCTCATCGATGAACGCCTCGATGTACCCGTTGTCATTGCCAATACTGATGATGGCACTTTTGACTTCGTTGTCTAAGGTGTCTACTGTTAATTCCATTTTGCTTCTCCTTGTAGGCAGTTTGAGGATGGTCATCGGCATTGCCCAAGTGCCGTAACCAGAGGGAATGGGGAAACTTTTCCCCGTTGTGAGAGCAGACACTGGTCGTGCGTGTCAGCCCAAATCTAAGGTGTTCCATGTTGCGGGTACTACGTCATGTGGTTGCATAGCGTCAATAATCTTGATGGCTTTGCGTATACGCTTGAGCTTGTCTTCACGTTCATCGGTTGGTGCGACCGCCTGTCTGCGTTCGAGCGTGTCTAGTTCTTTGTTTGTAGACTTCAATAATCTTAGCTTTGCCTTGGCGTGCTGATCGAGCAGCATTGTGCGTTGGAAGGGTAGCTTGCGCTTAGCCTTCGCCTTGTGGGGCAGGGCGTAGAACGCCTCGGCAATAGGCGTCTTGATTCGATGCGGTATCCAGTCAGTCCAGTGCTCACCATCGTTGGGTAAGTTCTTGTCCTTGCCCAGTTGCATGGGCGTTTGTTCCAGCTTGCGTGATGGGTGCGCAAAACGGCTCACCAGCTTCTCCATCACGGCTATGTACGCATCAAACACCTCAACACGATCCTCATCATCGAGATCGTAGGCACGCCCAACCTTGGCACTATTGAGTTCGTAGCGTAGCGGTTTGAGTACGTTGTCCCATGCAAGCTTGCGCTGATGGCGTGTGATCTTGTCGATACGCATCTTTTCTTTCATCTGCGTGACTGTGTCCTTGATGTGCGTGATCTCAGCGGGGTGCAGTTTGCGCTTCAATAATCTTTGATGAAGCTCGTTTGGCGTGAGGTTGAGGTATGTTTCGTACATGATTATTGATCCTTTCAAAGTACAGGTGGACATTTTACCCCGAATCTGTCCTGTGTATATCGTAACGGACTATTCGGTAGACACCCGCTAGACCGCATGAATACTCGCTTGCTCGGTAAATGTGTCACGCTATCTACCTTTTTTGGGGTGAGCACTTGGGCTTGTCTTTTAAAAGAAGTCCAAGCAAAAGAAAAAGAGCTCACCCCCATAAATATACTTCTATATATATATATATATATTAAAAAGATAGATAGATTGCCACTTTTTTGAGCCACGCTAGTATCCATGCGGCTTGCGAGGTGTCTACGTGATCGTCTAGTACGCAATACACATGGATATCGTGAAAAAACAAGATTATTGACGTCAATAATCATAGTGATGGGGAAACCTTTCCCCATTCAAGAGAACAGGGGCAGTTGTGTGGGTTGTTTGCCTATCCATTCGAGTGCTGCTTCATCGGTGCTGAATACACGCCCACGTTCCGCTAGGTTCGTGCTGAAGACGTAGACGACATAGTTGCTACCGCCATTGGGGTAGTGGTATTGCAAGTGGTACTCACGAGCGCCGATTTGCACGATGCCTACTTCTTTGGTGCGGTATTGGTTGAATAGTTGGTACATGATTAACTCCTTGAGATTATTGAAAGGTTGCGTGTGAACGCATTGGACAAGAAATGAAACAACGCAAGAGCCCCGCCCTTGCGTTGATCTGGAAGAACGGGGAAACTTTTCCCCATTGTGATTATTGAAAGCTGACAGCAACACGCAACTGAGCCAGCAAAGCATTGAACTCATCTCGTGTTAGCCCTGCGTCAATAATCTCTGCGGTCATGTTGCTCAGTAACTTCCTAGGAACTGCGACCGGCTCTTTGCTACCGCTACTACTTGCCTTGCCACAGATGCCGACAACAAGATCATAGAGATCACGCTTGGCGTTCTCATAGTTCTCTGCACTAGAGTCGAACACCTTGCTACCCTTCGCCTTGCTCGCGCCATCGACAAGCTTAACTGTCCAGAACTTGCCCACAAGGGGCATGAGTGTTGCCCTCACAGTCTCACGAGACTTGCGCTTGAGTGCCTTCGTAAGATCAACGATGGCTTGGGCTTTGGATACTTTGGACTTGCAATACAGATTGACGTTTGTTTGAACTGACATGACTATCTCCTAGTTGGATGGGGAAACCTTTCCCCGTTGTTGGTCAGCACTATTGCTAATCAACACTTTCAGTATCCATATGGGGGGTTTTGGATAGGTCATTTTGGGTATGGCGGAACCCCACCCATCCCCCACCATCCCTGTATAAAGCGGAGTCCCGTAGCGCGCATGAACACTGTTCCTCACCCGCAAATCAAATTTTTCAAAAACAAGACCCAAACACCCCACCCCCCAAAAATTATAAAAAAATTCCAAGGTACCATGTCAAACGTTGGACAATACAATATAAAAAAAACCCCGGGTGCTTAAGTCCGGGGCTAAAGATGGCAACTGAAACCATCAAGGAGAAGCAATGACTTGCGCCATCACCGAAAAGAAGTGTACACTAACTGCAACGAGGCAACAAGTACGACGCCAGTACTACCCCTACGCAATGCTTGAACATTTGATTAACGGCGAGTTTCATCCAGAGGTGGTAGACGCCACTGCTGCAGTAATGTCTTTTGAAAAGGCAGACCCAACCACGACCATCGACGCCAAAGTCAAGACGGCTGAGTGGTTGAAGAACTTAGAGTTGGAAGACGAAGAGATTGAGACCAAAGCGGAACAAGAATCTGCCCGTAAGTCTTTTGCAAGTCTAGTCACAGGCCAGCCTGTTGGGAATACGCAACAAGCACTAGCTAACTTAAAGACGCCTGCTGCAGTGCAGCATTTAGTTGGGATGCTTACTGCCTACGATTGGGCGTTTGTCGAGCAGGCCAAAGAACTGCGGGGCTACGCAGTGGCTCAGATCCTAGAAGAAATCAAACACCCAGACGCACGCATTAGGCTCAAAGCGCTAGACATGCTGGGTAAGGTCACGGAAGTGGCACTGTTCACCGAACGGGTTGAGGTTAAGAAGACCCAGATGTCAGACATAGAACTTGAAGCGCGGATTAAAGAGAAGCTCAACAGGTTCATGGGCGTAATTGATGTGGTTGATGTGACCGAAGAGAAGCCAGATGAAGCCTGAAAACTTCACAACGCTTAGCAAACTAGAGCTAGAAGCCATGGGTAAAGCTTTGCCACACATGACGTTGGCAGAAAAGATGGAGTTGTTTGACGACCTAGAGCTTCGTGAGTCCCGCGCCAAACTGCAGGCAGCTAAAACAAACATGCTTGGGTTCGCCCAAGCGGTATATCCGGGCTTTAAGATCGGCCCCCATCATAAAAAACTAGCAAAAATCTTCACCGATGTGGTTGAGGGCAGGAAGAAGCGCGTGATTATCAACATCGCGCCCCGTATGGGTAAGTCTGAGTTCTCGTCCTACCTGTTCCCTGCGTACTTTTTGGGCAAGTATCCTGAGAAGAAGATCATCATGGGCACGCACACTGCGGGTCTGTCCGA